ATGACGTAGCAGGCGTTCAGCCAATGACAGGTCCAACAGGGCTTATCTTCGCAATGCGCGCACGTTACGGTGAGAACATGGCTGCTGGAACTGAAGCTTTCTACAACGAAGCTAACACTCAGTTCGCAGGTATCGGTTCAAGCACAAACCGTTTTGGTTTTGCTAACAACACCACAGGTGACACACTCACGAATCCAGTTGGTAACGGCTTCACAACAGCCAATACATTCACAACTGGTATCGGTATGCCAACTGCAACGGCTGAATTTTTGGGTTCAAACTCAAATACAGCATTTGCTCAAATGGCATTCTCGATTGAGAAAGTCACTGTTACAGCACAAAGCCGTGCGCTCAAAGCTGAATACTCACTAGAACTTGCACAAGACCTGAAAGCAATTCATGGTCTGGATGCTGAGACAGAGCTTTCAAACATTCTGTCAACAGAAATTCTTGCTGAGATCAACCGTGAAGTTATCCGTACAATCTACACTGTTGCTAAGAACGGTGCTCAGTTTGGTACGACAACTCCTGGCGTTTTCGACCTTGACACAGACTCAAACGGCCGTTGGTCAGTTGAGCGTTTCAAAGGTCTGATTTTCCAGATCGAGCGCGATGCTAACGTTATTGCTAAAGAAACTCGTCGTGGTAAAGGTAACGTTCTGATCGTTTCTTCAGACGTTGCTTCAGCTCTCGCCATGGCTGGTGTTCTTTCATATACGCCTGCTCTTTCTACCGACCTACAAGTTGATGACACTGGTAACACCTTTGCTGGTCTCCTGCATGGGCGTATCAAGGTCTATATCGACCCATATTTCGGCGGATACACAAGCAATCAAGAGCTTGTCACAATCGGTTATAAGGGTACTTCACCTTATGACGCTGGTCTGTTCTACTGCCCATACGTTCCTCTCCAGATGGTTCGTGCGGTTGATCAGTACACCTTCCAGCCAAAGATTGGCTTCAAGACACGTTATGGCATGGTAGCAAACCCATTTGCTGGTGGTCCAAACGCTGACCTGGGTCAACTGTACTCTAAGCGTAACACATACTATCGCATTTTCCGTGTTGCTAACCTTATGTAATTGATGTAGCCACCGTTAAGAGTGGTATTAGAGGAGCCTTCGGGCTCCTCTTTTTTTATTCCTAAATAGTGGACACAGGAGAAAAATATGAGTGGGTTAATAACTAAACCAAAAAATACAAATCTATTACAACCTACCAAATATACGGTAAGTTTTCCAGAGATTTCTGACACGATATATTTCTGTCAAAAAGTAAATCTTCCTGGCGTTACGATAAGTGAACTAACTCAAGTTACACCAAATCTGGATCTATTTGTACCAGGAACTAAAATAGCGTATGGTAATTTTGAGATGGAGTTCCTAGTCAATGAAGACTTATCTTCTTGGTTATTCATACACGATTGGATGCGTGGTATAACGACAGACATGGGTTATCGCACTCAACCAAAGGCTGAGGCGATACTGACAATATTTTCAAACCAAAACAATCCAAAAATCAGAGTTAAATACCGAGATATTTTTCCACTGAATGTATCTGATATCGAGTTTGATACTACCAAATCCGCTGAAGAACACATTTATGCCACAGCATCATTCAAATTTAACTACTTTGACATTGAACGACTCTAATGATATAATACAGATTTGTTATTGGAATAATTATGGAAAATCTTGAACAGATAATTAAATTGTGGGATACAGATTCAGAGATCGATTCAACTGAACCAGGAAAAGAACTTCTTAAAATACCAAAACTACACAACAAGTATCTGAAGATTTTAATTTCCCATAGACTTGCGACAAAAAAAGCTAACTTTGATTACGTTAAGCTCAGAAAGGTAAAAGAAGAATACTATAATGGCACTCTTTCACAAGAGGAGCTACAAGAACGTGGCTGGGAACCTTTTCTACTGAACATCAAAACTAAACAAGGAGTCGAACGATATATAGATTCAGACAAAGAACTCATTCGTCTACTTGAAAAAAAGATGTATCACGATGAAGCTGTTGCGGCGTGTGAGTCAATTCTGCAAGAATTGAAAAGCAGAACATATCAATTAAGAGATTTTATTTCATGGGAAAGGTTCATAGGTGGAAACTAAAAACTTTGAGACACATTATATTGAATGGAGAGAAAAAAGAATAGCAAAAATCGAAAAGATATTTGGTGTAGACTTTTTCAAAAACAAATCGATATTAGAAGTAGCATGTGGCTATGGGCATATCGGAAATCATTTCAGTAAATTGGGAGCAAATGTAGAGTTTACTGAAGGTAGAGAAGAACACTTACCATTCATCAGAGAAAAAAATCCTAATAGCAAAGTACATCATGTCAATCATGACCAACTTTGGAATCTAAACCGGAGGTACGATCTGGTCATACACTTCGGTTTACTATATCATTTGACGAATTGGCAACAAGACTTAGAGTGCGCGTTTCTACATTCAGATTTAATTATTCTAGAAAGTGAGATACTTGACTCGTTAAAACCTATGAATTTCTATGAAGCAAGAGATGGTGGAGGATACGATCAAGCACTATCAACATCAAAGTTTGCAATACGCCCAACATCGGATTATGTAGAAAGTGTAATAACAAAAAACAACTACAGTTTTGTCAGATATGATGACGAAGATTTGGATACACCTGTTCACAAATACTCTTGGAAAGTAAAAGGAATACATGACAGAAATGGAGGTTATATCGGTTATGGTCCCACAAGAAGATTCTGGGTAGTAAGAAAAAATGTCTGACATTCTTATAAAAAAAGAAAACGAAGCCTATGTTAAAGTGCAATGCGAAAAAAGCACTGCACAAGAATTATCAGACTATTTTACTTTTTACGTACCAGGATTTCAATTTGTACCTGCATACAGAAATAAAATATGGGATGGAAAAATAAGATTATTTGACCTGAGATCAAATATAATTTATCATGGGTTAACAAACTATATCGAAACTTTTGCCAAAGAAAGAAATTACGTAATTGACTATTGTGATCCTCGACCTGATATTACAGATAATTTTCCAGAAACTTTAGCTCTTAAATTTTTTGATGAAATAAGCCCACACTCAAACAATAAAAAACTCACTGTAGATGATCATCAAAAGAATGCTTTCTTATATGCAATGCGTAATAAAAGAGCATTACTTGTTTCTCCAACTGCATCTGGAAAATCTCTCATCATCTATTTACTTGTCAGGCAGTTTTTAAACTATCACTGTAAAAAAGGTCTGATAATAGTTCCCACCACATCTCTCGTAGAGCAATTATATTCAGACTTCAAAGACTACTCATCAAATAACGGATGGGAAGTATCTGAAAATATTCATAAAATATACGAAGGTAGAGATAAAAACACAGAACTACCTTTGATCATATCAACATGGCAATCTATTTACAAACAACCCAAAGAATATTTTGAACAATTTGATTTTGTAATCGGTGATGAGGCACACCGATTCAAAGCACAATCATTAACTTCAATTCTTACAAAATGCATCAATGCCAAATATCGCATAGGGTTGACAGGCAGTTTAGATGGTACACATACCCACAGACTTGTTTTAGAGGGTCTTTTTGGCATCAGCCAAAAAGTGGCCACCACAAAAGAATTGATGGACAAGAAAAGATTAGCAGATTTTGAAATCAAATGTTTAGTTTTAAAACATCCGGAAGAAATCTGCGAGAAATACAAAAAATCTACGTACCAACAAGAAATTGAATACCTGATTCTAAACGAAGCAAGAAACAAATTCATCAAAAACTTAACAATATCGCTCAAAGGAAATACACTCATACTCTACCAATATGTTGACAAACATGGAAAATTATTGTATGATTTGATTTGTGATTCAAACAACAATAAGGAAAGAAAAATATTCTTTATCTCAGGTAAAACAGAAGTTGAGATAAGAGAAGAAGTGAGGAGTATAACAGAAAAAGAAAACGATGCAATCATTATAGCGTCATACGGTACCTTTTCTACCGGTATTAATATAAGAAACTTGCACAACGTCATCTTTGCTTCTCCTTCAAAATCAAGAATTAGAAATCTCCAGTCCATTGGTCGAGCATTGAGACTAGGTGATAATAAAGAAAAAGCGGTGTTGTATGATATTGCAGATGACATGAGACATGGTAACCACATGAATCATACACTTAAACATTTTGTGGAACGAACAAAACTATATAATGAAGAAAGGTTCCTCTACAAACTTTACAAGATAGGGCTTAAAAATGCAAACAATTAAATTACTAAGATTGCATAATGACGAAATGGTCATAGCTACATTGGAACCAATCGATGGAGGTTACATTCTCAAAGAACCTTTTATTGTATACATATTCTCTGATGAAAAAACAGGTAAACAATCAGTATCATTAGATTATTGGTTACCTGTGCCAATTTTGGAAACAAATGATGCGATCATTAAAAATGACGACATTCTAACCAAAATGACTCCTTCTTCGGTATTTACGGAATACTATCAAAATGCCGTGTTGCAATCTGAAGAGAAAAGAAAGAAAGAGAAGGAAAATATCTTAGAAGATGTTGAAGAATCTTTAACTCAAGAAGAGATGAAACTGTTATTGGAGACTATAGATCCACCTAGTTCCAAATACATTAATTAATTATCATGCAGAGGGTACATAGTGGAGTGTAGACCTTTGTCAAGTGGAAATCAAGCAAAATTATGGTGAACATGAATACAAATACCAAAAAACATTACATCAACAACGCAGACTTCTGTAAAGCACTCGTTGACTACAAGGACGCAGTTGAAAAAGCAAAAAAAGAAAAACTTACTAAGCCACCCATACCCAATTATATCGGTGAGTGTTTCATGAAGATTGCTGAAGGGTTATCACATAAACCAAACTTTATCAACTATACGTATAGAGATGAAATGGTAGCGGATGGTATCGAAAACTGTCTCATGTATTTTGAAAACTTTGACCCTTCCAAGTCCAATAATGCATTCGCATATTTCACACAGATCATATACTATGCCTTTCTTCGAAGGATTCAAAAAGAAAAAAAGCAAATGTATGTCAAATACAAATCAACAGAAAATTTTGGTATCTTAGAAGAAATGGACCTACTAGGATTTGACGAAATCAATTCCAAACCCTTTGAATTGTATGATAACATTTCCGAATTCATTGAAAACTTTGAAGAAACCAAAAAGAAAAAGAAAGCAATAAAGAAAGAAAAAGGAATTGAAAAATTTTTAGAGGATTGAAAATGGTTAATTATGATAAAAAGGTCGGATTCACATGTTCATGTTTTGACTTGTTTCATGCTGGGCATTTCTTAGACCTCTATGAAAAATTTTATAATCTGTTTTTTCTAGAACTAGATGATCGGAATATTGACACTGTTTTGATTTTGGGTGACACATTTGATCGTAGGAAATATGTAAACTTTTATTCTTTGCATCGAGCGAAGAGTATGTTCTTTGACAAACTCAAAGAAAGAAATATTCAAGTATACATGCTGGTGGGAAACCATGACACGTATTACAAGAATACGAATGAAGTCAACTCTCCCGAATTGATGCTGAAAGACTATGACAATATTACGGTCATCAATGATCCAAAAACCATCGAAGTTGCTGGTGTAAAGATTTGTATGATGCCTTGGATTTGCGCAGAAAATTATGATGCGTCGATGAACGAATTGAAAACGACAGACAGTACCATTTGCATGGGGCATTTTGAGATTCAAGGGTTTCAAATGTACAGAGGTGCTCCGTCAAATGAAGGTTTAGAACCTAAAGTTTTTGATAAGTTTGACCTCGTTTTTTCTGGGCACTATCACCACAAATCGTCATACAAGAATATTCATTATCTTGGTAATCCTTATGAACTAACTTGGCAAGACTACGATGATCCTAGAGGCTTTCATATTTTTGATCTCTTGACGGAAGAAATAGAGTTTATTAAAAATCCTTACAACATGTTTCATAAAATAATTTATGACGACAAAAAGGATGACATTAAAACAATTCAAGAAATGGATTTGAGCCGCTACTCTTCAACATATGTAAAGGTTGTAGTGATTAACAAAACAAACCCGTATCTTTTTGATATGTTAATCAACAGATTATATCAGTTGAATCCAGTGGACATAAGTATTACAGAAGATTTTTCCGATATTGAAGAAACCGACGAAATGAGTGTTGATCAAGCTGAAGATACTACATCAATACTAAATCGATATGTCGATAACTTGACAACAGATTTAGATAAAGACAAGCTCAAAAACATCTTCAAAGAACTATACATCGAAGCACTGAACGAAGAAACAGTATGATTATATTTGAAAAGTGTAGATGGAAGAATTTTCTTTCCACAGGTAACTCTTTTACCGAAATTAATCTGACACGATCTACAAACACTTTGATCATTGGGCAAAATGGTGCAGGAAAATCCACGATTTTGGATGCTTTGACCTTTGGATTATTTGGTAAGCCTTTTAGGAAAATGAATAAGCCTCAACTACTCAACTCGATAAACAACTCAAATTGTGTTGTCGAAATCGAATTCAAAATTGGAAAAAAGAATTACAAAGTTGTCAGAGGTATTAAACCTAATGTATTTGAAATTTATTGCGACAATGTTTTGGTCAATCAAGATGCGAAATCAAAAGACTATCAAGAACATCTAGAAAAAAACATACTAAAGCTAAACTACAAATCGTTTACACAAGTAGTAATACTAGGCTCAGCATCGTTTGTGCCATTTATGCAATTGTCACCAGCAGACAGAAGAACAATTATTGAAGATTTGCTTGACATACAAATTTTCTCTTCGATGAACACACTTGTTAAAAACAAACTGTCGGCTATCAAAGATGCGCAAAAAGATTCTGATTATGAAATGAAGTTGACAGCAGAAAAGATCAAACTTCAAAAACAGAATATTGAAGAGCATAAGAAAAATTCAAATGATT